TCTCCTTATGTTGGGGCCAGCGTTATTGCTGGGTAGCCTTATAGTTATTCGGATATTATTTTTTCTTTTTCTTTTTCATTAAGCCGCCTTTGTTACGGCCACCTACATTAAATGTACCTTTTTCTTTCATTTCTTCTAGTGCTGTTTTAGTATCGGATGAATAAGTTTGACCAGAAGATATTATTTTTTCTTTCTGTTGTTCACTAATCTTATCACCCTCTTTTCTAGCAGCTATTTTCTCAGCTAAACTTGGACCGTCATCACCTTGTTTAGCAACTATAGCATCCACCTTAGATAGTCCAGCATCACTCTTAGCATCTTGTTTTTGTTTCTCAGTTAATTCTCGACCTGTACTTCTTAGAGGACTAATACTCATACCTGAATATCTACGTCTAACGTTTTCTTTTCTTTCTTCGTTTTCAAGAAACTTTCTGTAGTCATCTCTACCTTTAAATATTTTATTTCCGTTAGGATCTTCTGCACTAAGACTTAAACTTAAACCATGTTTTATAGCAGCTTGTTTAGCAAACATGTCTCCGTTATAAAATGGTTTTGGAACACCACCTAAGTTTTCTTTTGTATAAGATTTCCATTTCTCAGTTAATGCTGTTGTATCTACACCATAATGATCAAGTATAATTATGTTAGCAGCAACTTGGGCAGCATTACTTCCTGCATTAAACTTACCAAGAAATGTACTATCTAATATACCAGAAACTGCTCCACCTAGACCTGTTCTTTCTGGTGGATCTAATAGATCTAAACTTTGTTGTAATAAGTTTTGCATACCTTCTTCAGTACCACTGTAGTCAAACTTCTCCATCCACTTATTTCCATCTACTTGTGGAGTTTCAGGATCATCATCATCGTCAGTTTTTTGTTTTGGTTCTGATCTAGGTATACACATTTTTGTATTTGGATCATAATCCATACCAATTTTATCACAATATTCAACTGAAGGAGTAGCATCCTCTATCATAGATGTGGGTGAAATATCTGGAGATGCATAAATATAACTAGCTCCGGGAGTTTGATACATTGGATTAAATGCTGGATTATAATTAAGACCGCCTTCTTGAAAACCCATACGTGCTTGTGAAGGTGGATTAGCTTGGTTCATTTGTTGTGGCATCATTTGAGCCTGAGTACGATTAACTTGAATACCACGTCTTGCTAACTCATCCATAACCTGTGGTTCATTATACATTGTAGAAATAATGTTATTTACTTTTTGATCCATTTGAGTGGGGTCATTATAAATATTAGAAGCCATACCGCCAACATTATATTCTGCTGCTGGTATACCATCAATGTATCCTCCAGTGCTTACTGCGACTGTAGGTGTATCATCCATAGGCATATCCATAGGCATATCCATTGGCATATCTACAGGCTCACCACCTATTCTACCATTAGCTTCCATGTCAGCTAAACCTCTTTTAGCATCCATTCTTAAATCTTCAAAAAACTTTACACCGTAGTATTGAACGACATCAGCAGGAACTACATACTCACCTTCAGATAGTTGAGCCGGTATATCATCTCGAACTTCTTTTGCCATAGAACCCGGAGGTACTTCGTTACCTGATACTGGATCTATATCCATACCGTCATCTTTTAAACCACCTTCTTGCATGAAGGCCATTTCCATTTGATCTTTCATTGTTACGCCTCCTTTGGCAAATTTTGGTTTTTCTAAATCGTATAGTTTTTTCATTTCTGATATGTCAATTACAATACCATCTGTTCTAAGAATATCATAGTCAGGATTATTAGTAGGTCGATAAGGTAACTCTACACCATATTCTATTTTTATTTCTGGGTATTCTTTTTTAAATTTATCTAAAGCTTTTTCTAAATCTCTTACATAATTTCGATAAAGAGCATTACCTTCTATAAGAACAGGCTTACCATCGTCATCATATATAGGTCTACGATCAGCATCCTTCTTAATTGATTTATTATTTATTGCAGCTTTTAATTCATCACCACTAAATCTTCTTGCAGCAATCATATCAAAGTTAGGAATAACAATTCTATCTATCCCCATATTATTAGCTTGATTAATTAGAGTTTGTATATTTAACTCAACAGCTTCAATGTTATTTTTAATAGGAGGGCTACCATATTGACTAGGATTTTCTTTTGCCCTCATATTTATAACTCTTTGGCTTAATAAGTCACCTTTATAAAAAGGTTGATAATCTCTAACAAATTGACCGGGATTTCGTACTTTTGCTAATATAATATTTAATAAATTGTTAGCATAAATTTCTTGTTGTGGATCAATTTTTCCATCTAGCATTTGTTTTTGTATAAGTTTTCTATACTTGTCTTTTAAATTATTATAAGCATCCTCAGCTAAATCGGAAGTACCTAATGCATAATCTGGCCCTTCTAGTTTTAAACCTTTGTAATTTACTTCTGTTGGAGATTTATTATCCAGTTCATCAAAAAATTCAGTGATATCTTTTGCAATATCATCTGCGTATTCTTTAATTAATTCTACTCCTTCATCTTTAAATACTGTTTCTTCATCAAATTCTTTTATATTTTTATCTATAATTTTTCTAGTGTTTTCTACTTTATAAGGAATCTTTTTAAATTTTTGAACACCGTAAGCTATTAAATCTGATTGAAGTTCTTCTACTAAAATAAAATCTTTATCTTTAATTAACTCATCAAAAAATGTATCTGTTTCACTATACCTACCTAAACCTTGATTAGGGTTGTATACAGTAAATCTTACATGAGATAGTGTATCAATACCATAGTGGTCTTTATTGGGACTAAAACTTTTTGCACTTCCAAATCCAGTACGGCCAAGTATAGGAACTTCGTAAGTGTAATCTGCAACACCGCCTTCAAATCCAGCAGCCCTTTGTAGTTGCATATCAGCGTATTTAGGTTTATCTAATGGTTTAGCAGTAACACTAAAACTTTCATCAACAAGATCTTGTCTTATTTCTTCTGCAACATTTTGAAGACTAAACTTTTGATTTTTAAATTCTTGAGTTTTCATAGATTCAGGAATGTTTTTAACATTCATTCTAGGATCATTTTCAAGTAACTTTAAAATATCTGCACCTAGTACAGTTTTGTATAATTTTTCTTCATTTAGATTACCATCTGTATATAATTCTTTATTTACAAAATCATTTAGTATTTCTTCTCCAAGATTTATAAACTGTCCAGATGAAGTAGATTCTGACCTAATTAAATTTTTATCATAGGAATCTACTATATCTTGAAATGATAATTCAGGCCACTCATGATTACCCGGAAGAGTTTTATACATGCCCGGACTTGGTTTAACTATTCTAGTATCCGAATCTATTATACCAGCAGTGCTACCAAATTCTTTTTTTAGAACTCTTCTAAGAGGAAGGGCAAAATATTTTTTTATTGAGTCACTTCCAAATACAGTTTCAAAATCGTAAACACCGTGATCCCAACCTAAATCTTTAAATAACCCAGTAAAACTTGGTTCTGTTACTTTTTCTACAACTTGAGCACCTGTCTGATCTACATAAGTTGTTTCAAATGTAAATTTTTTTTCTTTAAAAAACTGACCGGGATCTGGAGCATATGCAATACCTGCCTCAACAAAAAATTTATCTAATATTTCTCTGATTGTTTCATCTTCTAATTCTAATGCAGCATCATATTTTGATTCATCTGCAAATGTAGGAAGATTTATATCGCTATCATCATCTTTAATATACTGTTTGTATTTTTGTTTTAATTCTTTAGATGCAGCTAACTTTAAAACTAAAGCAGGATTTTCTGATAAAAAATTGTTAAACTGTTCTTGAATTTGAGCAGTTGCCATATTAGTAGTTTGTTTTACAAAATTATCTCTATCCTTTGGACTATGGTTTGTAGGAAAGTCTGGCTCATTTCGTTTTGTCTGATATTCAGGTAATGTATTTTTAAACCTACCTTTTTCTAATAATGAACCTAAACCTGAATAAACATTAGTTCCAATTGAAATTTTAAATTTATTATTACCATAATCTTTTTTATTTACAAGCATAGAATCTGTAGTTGATAATTCATCAAATTTCAAAAGTTTAATTTCTTGACCTCTAATTAGGCCTCCCGGTCCTTTTAAATCTTTTGAAATAGAACCAATTAACTCTACAACTTCTTTTCCATAATTAACTTCAACTGGTGTTAGATATTCTTCAACTGGAGTTTTTTTTCTTTCAAACATTCCAGATACCTGAGCACCGGCTGGCGTTGGTGTACCTTTATATTCTTTTTCAAAAAAACTTTCTAAGTCACCTTGAAATAAAGATTTAGTTTTACCTATAGTTTCTGCTTTAACACTGCCCGGAATAGTTTCTGATATACCAGATAGTATTGCTCTACTACCTCTTACAGCTGGACCAGCTAGCCCAGTAAGTTCAAGAGCAGTTATAGAATCTCCTATAACAGATTCTCTAGCTTTATTTACCTGAGTTTCAGTAGCTTCTTGATAACTAACCCCAAACATATTTTGAAGTCTTTTATCTAAATCCTGAGTACTTAATCTTACAACACTATCTTTAATTTCTTTTGCAATATCTTTTACAACATTCATTTGTTGATCTGCAGGTTTTTGAAGAAAACTTCTTGTGCCTTCAACTGCACCTTTAGCTATATTACTTAAGAAACCAAGTTTATCTTTTTTAAATTCTGATCTAAGAACATCACCAAAAGATTCATACTCATTATCTAAACCTATAATATTATCAACAATAAGTTCTCCGTAGCCCATACCTTTTTGTTTTGTTCTTGGATCGCCTACTGGATACAGTATCTGCTTACCAAATATATTGGTCATTTGAGATTGAACACTCTGATTAGTCAGCCCACCTTCACTAAAACTCTTTCTAGTGTCTGACCTACTTTCTGCATACTCTTCAGCATCTGTCCTACTTTTAAATTCTGGTAATCTTTCACCAGTTATAAAATCTATAGGTCCGTACTTAGCTACATATTTTCTCATTTGATCTGAAGTATACTGTGATCCATCTTCTGCAACTGTTGGCATAGTGTACCACTTACCATCTATTTCAAATGTAGTAGTTTTTTCAGAATAATCTTCTTTACCATCATTCCAAATAATTCTACCTTCAGGAGTTTTTTTACCTGTGTCTACTAATCCACCTTCGCTAAAATTAAATATTTTTTCAAAAAAACTTTTAGTTTGTTTTTTAAATTTAGGTGGCTCTCCTTGTTCAGTAAGTATATCTTGAGCTGCATCCATTAATCCAAGAATACCTTTATCCATACCTCGAAGGACTAAAACTTTATCTTGAAAACCCCGTATTTGTTCAAAACGTTTTGCATCTTCTTCAGGAGAATAATCTCTTAAATCAAAAGTTGGTCCTGCAAAAGAACTTTGAACTGTACCCCTTACAGTACTTTTAGGAAACTTTTCAAAATCCTGATCAACTTTTAGACTGGTTGTATTAAACCTTGTATCTAAATCATCAAACATTTCTACATAATATTCTTCTGTAGACTCTCCAACACCACCGGGATATCTATGTTTAGTGTACTCTAAAATTCTACCTGCATCTTTACCATATTTTTTATCAAAAGCTTCAGGATCTTTATCTCGTTCTTCTTTTAATAGTTTAAAACCTCTATGAGTAAACTCATGAGATATTACAGGTGAAAAACTTAAATTAGGACTAGTAACAACATCATCTTCTTTTACACGTTCAGCATCTTTACGTGAAAGGCCTGCCCTCATTAAATTTCTTACAGATCTTTCTCCTCCACCTAATCTATTAATAAACATTGCAGTGCCATACAAATCCGCAACACCCTGAGTATTTACAATTTTATGTTTATCAGGATCATAGCCAAGTCTAGCTATAGGATTCCAAGAAAGTTGTGGCTCTAGTTCAGCTCTATATTCAAGATCAGCAAACTCTTTTGTTTGCCTATTTCTTTTTGCTTTCCTATTTAGTTTTTCTTTTAAACCTTCTTCTCTTGACTTAGGACGTAAACTTTCTGTCATCTGTTTATCAATGTCAGGTCTTATACGTGGTCTAAGAGATGTATTAGTCGCCATCTTTGTTTACTCTGTCCCTAAGCATAGCTAAAGATTTTAATGCACGAATTTCTCCTTGAAGTCTATAGATCTCTTCAAGTTCTGTTCGTTGTTCTAATTGTCGGTAAGCAAATGCAATACGGATATTAAACTCATCGAGCATTGCATCCCATTGAGGTTTATTATTAACTACTAATTTTAGGCTCATGCAGCACCCTGTTGTCCAGTATTAGCTGAGAAGCCCTGTTCTCCCGGCTGAGGTGCTGTACCTATACCTATGTTACCTCCCCCACCTCCAGCGGTATCCCCTACTTGTGGAGCTGCTCCTTGGCCCTGTGGAGCTATTGGCTGTCCATCAGGTCCAACTTGGGGTTGTTGCTGTGGTTCTGGTGGGTTTGCTTCTTGAAACTTCTTCAGTATCTCTGCTTGTACTGCAGCATCAGACATAGAGTTTACCAACTTGTCTGGATCAAGATCCATAGCCTTGGCAATCTCACGAATGATGTAATCCATTTTAGCAAACGGTGCTAGTACTGGATTCTGTACAACTTGTAAGAACTGCATTAGTCTCTGACTACGTACTTCATTAGCCATTAAGCTTTCAGTACCACGAGCTTTTACATCTAAGTCACCTTTAATTTCCTCATCAAAGTCAAACTGCATGTTAAAGTGGTAGAATGCTTTTGCTATTGGACCTAGTAGATAATCATCCACATTTTTGATAACATTACGTATGCTGCCGTTAGCAGCAGACATAAGCATACTGATTCCAGAAGCAGTACGCCCCACTCCTTGAACTCCTGTTTGACCATGAGCAAAAGATGGGAAACCTGTCGATTCATCTGCTAGTACCCTCGCTTTATCAAACATCTGCATGTTTTCACTTGATACATTTGGAAACTTAGTTCCAAAGATTGCTTGACCCGGAGCACCACCCTGTCTGCGGAAAACTTTGCCGGGGTATACCGACAAGTCTTGACCGGGAACCAAGTTTGTCTCATCAACCTCGATGAGCATGTTACCCGACAGTGCAGCGTTATCAACTGCCATACGCATAAAACCATTCATAAGTGTTTGTGTATCGTCCATGTTTTCTGCTAGACCAACGCCAAACATATTGTATGGATTTACCTCATATGGAACTGCATAGTAAGGTATAATAGATGGGGTGAACGGATTCATGACAAGTCTGAGAACTTGACCATTACATATCCAAATGTTTACAGAGACTTGCTCCATATCTTTTAGATCATCTGGAATGTCTACATCATGTCCTTCTAAGACATCAGTATCAACGTTCCCCCAGAACTCAAGAACTTCAAACCTTTCGGTTCTAGTTTCCTGAGCATCATCTTCCATGACTTGCTCCCACCACTCCTTGGTATAAGACTCACCCATAGATATTGCAGTGTCGATGGCATTCACACGGAAGAAAGGACGATTCTTTAGAGAACGCATTTGTGATCGAGACATCTTGTGTCTCTCTACTACGTACTCGGCCTCGTCCATATTAGCTGCATCTGGATCTGGATAGAAGTTCCAGATAGATACAGAAGAAGTTTGTGGTACTGTTTTAAATGTAGGTGAATACTCACCTTCTTCATTCCAATTAGGATATTCTTTGTCTACAGCAAACGGACCTTTCATAACTCCAGTGCCAAACAAAGATGTTTCAAAAGCAGCTACACGTAACTGTTTGTTTGCACCAGACTCTTCTAGCTGATCATGGATTTTCTTTTCCATCTTTTTAGCTGAGACCATTGCTGGATGTATTGTAATTTCTGTAGGTGTTTTACCTTCACCCTCTTCTAGTTTATCTACGACTGGTGATAGTTGTTTTTCAACACTAGCTAAACGTTCACGTAGATCTACGATAGTTTCACCGGGTCTAAGTTTAGTTTCTTCTGGGCCAAACTGTTGTTTAGCTTCACTCATCTTATCATTAGACTCGAAATGTACAGATTCTGCTGCACCTTCTGGTAAAGTTGTTGGGTCAATAGATATAGGAAACTTGTTGTTTCCAAATAGTACATCTACAATTTGACCGTAAGCTGCAAGTACTTTTGTTTTTGTAACTTTAACAAATACCTGAGATTTTTCCGTAGAAGTAAATTGTACATCAGGTCCGTACAATCCACGATAGTTTCTGTAAGCTTTTACCCAACGCTGCTCTTCTGTCTCACGAGCTGTAGAAGCTTTATTATAACGATCCTTAACTAAACCAACAATGTTTCCTGTTAATGGATCTGAATATGTTTCCTTTTCCACATCTTCAATAGCTTGACTTTCTATTGAGTCCATTGCCATTTCATTTTCAAAGATTTCGTCTTCTTCCATATTCTTTCCTTAATATCCGAAAGTAGTATCGCTTACTTGAAAACCTGTATTTGAAACAGGTGTATAGTCAAACAAACTACTTTTTGGTCTTGTCATGACACCGTATCTTAAAGCATCATAAAGGTGATCTTCTGATTTTGTATCTACATCCTCTGGATTATTTTTGTCCAAAGGTATAGCTGGTAATTGAGAAATTAAATTTTTACAACTATCGAAGATTACCATTCTAGGTTCTTCGGTAAATTCATCTATCTGTAATCGTCTATGTAATTCGTTTTTACCTGCAACACGAGATCCTTTTGACCTATCTGCTGGTCTCCATCTACAACCACGAACAATCATCTGTTCTGCTAGACTTGGGCCAGTGTCTCCACGTTTGTGCCACAATGAAGAGTCAAGAACACCATAACGTATTTTTTCTTCTGACTCTGTTTCTAAAATCATATCAGCTAGATCTGTTGCAAGAACTTTACTGACGTACATTTCACGATATACAATTAACTGCTCATCAGGTGCAACTGCTATCCATACAACTCCAGTATAAGAACCATAACCATAGTCACACGCTCTAAACTTAGGCCAGTTGTTTGGAATATCAAAAGGTTCTACAACATGAATCTTTCGATTAAACTCTGGAAATGCTGCACCTTCATTTATATCCCAGTCACCTTCTAACAACTGTCTTCTCTGGTGTTCTGGTAACGACAGAAGATTAGCTTCGTACATTCCATCATCTGCAAGATAAGGATTGTCAAATAAGTTAGCAGGTATAAACCTACGTTTAAATAACGGTTCACCTTCTTTAGTATGACCTTTAGGCCAAGAAATAATTTCACCAGTATCTGAGTCTGTAGCCCAGAAAGATTTATTAGGTGTTTCTGGATCTATAAAAGTTTTTTTAACCCACTGATGGCCGGGACCACCGGGGTTACTAGTAGCTCTCATATATAAAGGTAGCCCACTAGCTTTGGTTGTACGAAGACGTGACCTCATATAATTCCAAGGATAGGGTGTAGGCCATTGCGTTAATTCGTCAAAACCAATCCAGTTAAATGCTTGTCCTTGATATCTCATAACGTCATCGTCACGGTCAAGGTAAGACATCCAGAGTGTAGCTCCACTAGGGGCTACCCAAGTCTTATCTCGTTCCATAAACTTGATACCGGGAATTGCTTTAGGATATAACTGTTTAGAGACAGAGATAAGTTCCCTCAGCTCTTCGGTGCTTCTACGTACTAAAAGCATACGAGCATTTGGATTGTTTAAGTATCTTACAGGGTCAGCAACCATTGCATATGATTTACCACCACCTGCAGATCCTCCATACAAAACTTCCTGTTCTGTTGAAGCTAGAAAGTCTGTTTGTGGACCGGGATTAGGTTCAAAGATTACTTCTCTTTGTACCTGTTCTACTTCAATGTCCGGTGTGCTGATCGGAGTCGCTGGTTTCAACTCTACGTCTTGCACCAATTCTTTCTTTTTCGAGCTTCTCCGCCTTTTCTGCTGCCTCTTTGTACCTTTGGGCATAGAAATCTTGGACTGAAGCTGCGTTCTTACGTCTTTGCTCAAGTTTTACCCTTTTAAATAAACCTACATGAGAAATCATTCTACCAGAGGTTGTACTTAACCAAGCAGCTACTTCTCTATAACTATATCTTTTTAAATGTTTCTTAGCTTCTTCAAAAAGTTCTAGTTCTTCTGGTATTGGTAGTAGAATATCCTGATCTTCTGGGTCTTGTTTGTAACCAAAAGGTATTGTTCTACCTATTCTTACTACTGGAACCCATTCATATTCGTTATCTACCTTTTCAGGTTTAGGTAACTTCCAAGTTTTAGTCTTCATCTGCTTTCGGTGGCAGAATAAACAAAGGGCTTTCGGATTTTACTTCGACTTTTTCTGTTTTTACAAAGCCAGCTCTATCTAAAAAGTCCTTAGCTGCTGCCATTTTCTCTTTATTGCCCAAGTCGGTGGGGTTTTCCATTACATGCATCATGGACCACACAGCTTGTGGCCCACTTGTTGCAATAAAATCTCTAGTTTTTTCTGCAATCTGCTCTTTTAGTGGAGCCATTACAGAAGTTGTAGACACGCCATCGGCATATCCTGCAAGCTTTTTAGCTTTAACAGGATTGCCTCTAGCTTCATTAAACAATGCGTTTAAAAATGCTTGTTGTTTTTCAGTGAGTTCTCTCGCCATAGATTTTTTCTCTTATCTCAGACTTACCAATTCCTAAGTCCTTGAGTTCACGATCAGATAAATTCATTAATATGTTATAATCTGCTCGTCTTTGCTGTGATTCTTGAATTGCTCTCAAGATGCGGTTACAATATTCTTTAAACATTTTCTACTCCTTTGTGTGTTAGCCCTAACTAGGCAGGAGTAGTTATATTCAAATAGTTATAACATACTATAGATAATAATGCAACCCCGTTATGCATTAAGTGGGTTGATAATGTTCTTCACCAGATATAATTATGTGGGCATCTGCTCCACTTTCTTCAAATCCTACAATTTTATCACCGGGAGATAAGGCTAAATAAGTACCACCTTGAACTACTTCTTCAAGACTGTTACCAGAAAGACTGTGATCATCTACTATAAAATGATAAGTTGTAGTACTAGCTTCATACCATTGTAGGCTATACTTTTTAGTTGAAGTAGCACCAATAGATACATGCAAAAATTTAATTAGCGAAACAAAATTATTAGGGCAAGTGTATATTATATCACCACTCGCCCCACCTGCTGTAGCAGATAAATCTTTTGCTACCGTAAAATATTTTGCTGTATCAGTTGTAGCCATGTTTAGCCTTTATCTGTAACAAACTCGTACAGTTTTTCTGCTTGAGCTTTTACTTCTTCTGGTGTGTACATCTTTGGAACATAGTCTTTCCAAGCTTTTAATGCACCTTCAGAGTTTTCTTTATACTGTTCCATTGCAGCATAAGTTAATTGTAGTTGTGTATCATAAGCTTTGTCTAACATTTCTTTTGACATTGCTAATAGATCTGTTCTTATTTGATATGGATTACTCATGTGTGTGTGTCTCCTGTGTGTTGAGTAAATTATTATTTACGTGGATCTTTACCTTTTCTATAAGATTTTATATTGCCAATTCCACCTGCTGCTTGTAAATCTCTAAAAAATCTTGCTACATTATCCATAAGAGTTTTAGGATTATCTCCTGTTTCTTTCTGAACCTGTTTAAAAATCTTTTTTACTCTAGCTTTATCAGCTTCTGATGGTTTATTTTTCTTTTTTAATTTTTTAACTTCTTCTGGACCTAATGCAGTTTTAGCCATTCTTATGATTTCGATAGTAGTCATAGGTTTCATATTAGCTTTTTTTCTAGCAGCCATTTCTATTCTACCGTCACCACGACCACCACCAGTTGTGTGAGCACTAAGAGTTCTAACTGTAACTTTTGGTTGTTTACCTGCACCAAGTTTTTTAGGTTTAGCTTTCTTTAGATCTTCTGCATAAACAGCTGCCATTACTTTACCAGCCTTATTAGTATAGTAAAGTGATCCAGCTTTTTTAGCTGCAGCAATACTTTTATACTTTTTAGCTTTGGCTTTTTCTTTAGTTATACTAGAACCTTTTGCTTTTATTTTACTATTTAAATATTCTTTAAGTGACATAGCCATGTTGCTGTTCCTTACTTGTAAGTATTCTTGGCAGTCTTAACACCAGTATTCATTTTACCAGTAGACTTAACCATGCCACCTTGATTGTACATAGCTACCTTACCACCTTTAGCGTATGCTTTCTTTTTCATCATGGCACCGCCTTTGGCATAACCTTTTTTCTTCATCATGCCACCTTTGTTCATTTTACCTTTACGGTCAGCAGATGCTTTCTTCATAGATTCTTTTTTGTTACCATCACCATCAATGTCTAAAAAATCTGGTTTAGTAGCAGCACCACCAGCGGCATAACCTTTCTTCTTCATACCACCCTTAGCGTAACCTTTTTTCTTCATGCCGCCTTTTGCGTAGCCTTTCTTCTTCATCATTTTCATAATTTATTCCTCACTATATAGATTGTTAAAAACTCGTTGCGTATCCCAAACATAGTCTACGTGTTCTTTCGAGTTGTATATATGTTGATTTGGTTTAAAGTCTGGAGCACCTTCTCCTGTTTCAAACCAAGCTGGGTGAGTTACTCTCACTCTGTTATTGGGTAACGCAACAATGTTACCAGTATATTCTCCAGCATCTAGCAACTCCAATACATGAGATTGTTTGTGTTGCGCTGGGTCATCTGCAACTTCACTGTCAGTGTAGTCTACAGTAAAATAATATTTAGCTGGATAGAACTCTCCGTCTACCTTAGCTATCCAAGGAGCTGGAGTTGCTCTTTCTAATTTGTACACACTGTGGTGATGCGACATACAATCCCAAGGTTGAGCTAGATACGGTGGTAACTCTTCTGGCCAATCTTCTAGGGGGGTGTCTGCCACCAGAGCTACAAGAGGTAATCTAGCCCACATCGCACCGCCATGTATATTGGGACTATCACTATCATCAGACTCACAGCCTGTAAAAATAACTTGAAAGCTGAGAGTCCGGTTTGGCATAGTAGTGACACCAATAACCATACAGTGTAAGAACTCTCCATGATACTCTTCTAAGTTTTTTGTATATTCTCTACGAACCCACGCTTTAAAGTGAGGAATGCTACTTGTTAGATACGCCATCTTTTTTATGTTTCCTTCGCAAGTCTGCTTTAGCTTCTCTAAATAATCTAGCTATTGCAGTTTTCCCCATTACTTTAGCACGTTGTTCGGCCACTGTCAAGATCTGAATTTTCCTTGCGTAAGGTTTTTTTATCTTTTTTACTTTTGCTATAGTAGCTTTTGCATCAGCTATAGTAGCAAATTTTATTGATACTGTATCTTTTGGGTTCTCATCTGTGTATAATCTACGACCAGACCCTTTAGGTTTTTTACCTGTACCTACTTTAGGATCTTTAGCCATTACTTTTTCTTTCTTGCAACACCACCCTTAGCGGCTCTAAAAGATTTTGTTTTCTTTGCGATTTTCTTAGGTTGAGCCACATGCTGCTTACCTGCCTTAGTGCCTTTTCGTTTTGCTCTAGAAGTGGCTGCGTACTCACTAGCACTAAGAGACTTAATAGCCGCAGTAGGTAAGTAACGTTCACCAGTAGCCTTAGAGCCTTGCGTAGATGGCTTACCACTTTTAGTTCGCCACTTTTGTTTTGTCCAAGACTTTAAACTTTTCTGAGATTTGGAGAGGGCCATTATCTGTAGCCCCCACCTTTTGCTTTGTATTGCTTGGCAACCATTTGGGCTTTTCTCGCAGACCATTGTCCGGGCTTGCCACCTTTTCCACCGGCTTTAACTTTTGCAACAAGTTTCTTGCGCATAGTCGGTTTGGTGTAGTTACCAGCAGCATTTACTGTACTCTTTTTTGCAGCCATTAGGAACTCCTAATTAAAATTTAAACTTTGCACCTATGGTAATATCACCAAATTCAAAGTCAGCATCTGAAGATACTTCTGTGTAAGTTGTTAGACCATTCCAAGCATACTCAGCTTTCCAGTCAACACCTTCAAAAATATCACCGTTGTTAATATCTAATACATCTACAGTTGTTTCAGCAGAAAAAGAAACTCCATATGCACCCATGCTTAGTGTAGGTGTAACATCCAGTTCCCATGTTTCTGTTCCTGTTGTATAATTCATATCTGTTTCAGCACCGATAGACAGGCCATAACCTAGATCAATAGCCGATGCTGATGTTGCTACAGTTGCAAAAGCAACCGTTAGTAATAATTTCTTCATTTTATACTCCTATAAGTTTGTTCCGATTTTAAAACAGGCAGGTCTGACAAAAAAGCCTTGTGACTGCATCATAAGCGTAACCCGATCTGTTTCTTCTTTACACAGTTCTTCTGTAATAAATAATTGTTCATTTTTTGCAAACACTATACACGACTGAGCGTATGGTGTACTGCAAGCTAATACCATAGCAAGCCACATTACCACTTTACCTTATGCGACCAATACCTTGCACTTAGTTTACTTGGCTTGGAATCTTGTGCATTATGTCTTGCATAATAACTTTTCTTACGTGCTTTATCTTTTGCAGACTTAGGATTCTTACCTGCACCTTTTACACCCTGCTGACCAAAACGAATAAACTTGTAGGTGTTACCTTCCTTTGCCATAACACAGTGCGACTTAGTAGGATGGTCAGGAGTTCTCTTAGGTTTGTTTACACCTTTCAAACCCTCTTTCTTCATTTTGGTTTTTACACGCTCAGGTATAGACATTAGATCATCAACTCAAAATGTGGACCATCAATAAAAGGTCTACGTCCTTGAGACCTACGTAGATCAATATATTCATTCATAGCTTCTTCCATAGATCCCTCGTAGTCACCGATGTTATCTATATGCCATGCAGCTCCCCAACGAATCTTACATCCGACAAAGTTTGCACCTTCTTTCATAGCATCTGCTAAGTCATCGTACAAGTTTAGCTCCCAAGAGCCACGACCATTAATATAGGCCATTAGATCAACTGCCAGTCCCTCTAGGTGCTTACTCTTCATAGTCTGGCTTGCACCCTTTGCCACTAATTCTTTTTGTTGTTCTACAGTTCTTAAACCTTGGATAACTCCAAAGTCAGTATTCGTTGCTGTGATAGCATGTTTAACAACTGCCACCATTCTATCATCAACACCCTCTAGTCTATCAAGACTACGTCTACTTAATTTAAATGCCATATCTATTTTCCAAAAAACTTAGTAGCTGATCTTACACCAAAGCTGGCAGCTACGATTACTCCAAGTGTGTAACTATACCACTGAGGCATAGTCTCCAAAGCAGCAAAGCCATTAGCTACAGCTGCGTCTGCCCATTCAAAAGGTAAAAAGGCTAGTATTAATGGTATTGAAAACAGGATAGTTAGCCACTCGTCCTTCCAAGAAGCTTGGCTACCTTGTGCCATAATCTTTTCCCAATCTGCCTCACTGGTTGCACGAGACAGCATAATCTGCGCCTCAGCTTCAGCTTTGGCAACTTTTGCTTTAGTTTCTGCAGCTTTTGTTTCAACTTTTCCATTTAACCATGTTCCTGCTAAATTTGCTATAGGTCCAATTAAACCTTGTATCATTTTTTATTTCCTATTGCATTGAATCCAAAGTATGCACCAACAAGTGCTGATACAGATACGACATAGATGTTAGCAATATCAGCTATTAACATCGCTGCTGTATCCATGCCAAGTAGTGTGCAGAGAAAGATACCCATAGGATAGAGTACCATTCCAGATAAAGCAAACCAAGTCATGTTGCGTTGGGCATCACGCTTGGCATCTTCATCTTCCATCTTTCTACGTCTATCTTCTAAATAGATCTCACGTTCTTCGGCATCTAGTTTACCGTTCTTATCTAAGTCGTATTCCTCTACCATTATTCCCAATCTCTTTTTCTTTCGGGGTCTAACACGTCCTGCTTATTAAGATGCCCCTCCAAATACATAGCACGTTCTACTCTATCTAGAGTATACCTAACACCTGTGTTTTGATGAATAGCTTCTCGTACATAGAATACGTCTGAACGTGGTATATGTACTCTCCGTAGTTTTGCTTCGTTGTTATCAGCTAGTGCTTTGTAAAATTCCTCTATAACGGAATCCGAAGCATACATTTTTTTCTTGGACATTGCTAGTTATACTTTAAGTTTTGGGAAAAGCAAGTACTTTTATTGATACGACAGAAAAAAGTTAAAACGTCTGAGTAATGTATATCGGTACTTATAGTAATACTTTAAGTATTACTTTAAGTTTAACTCTTAGTATCTATTAACTTTAATTATTTTAGTAATAGTAGAGTTAAGTTAAGCTTTAAGTAATACGTTATGTATACATAATTATATCTCATAATGCCCCGGCTGTCAAGTATTAATTTATGTAACAACAATAAACAATTTGTTACAGTATGTTACAGTATATACACAAATTGTTACAAATGTTACAGCTTTAAAACAATGTGGTTAACAAGCTAATTTTCCTAAATTCTGTCATTCTGTGTGTACATATACGTAGGTACCCCCAGTGTCCCATACCGATATACCATTCTCTACATATTCAAACATCTGAATATCTGAATATATCTCTTTTTGTCGTCTAACTTACTGTTATTATTAAGTATTTTACACAATATACTATTAAGAACACCATTATTTCATTGTTACATTATAACATTTTGAGAAACATTGCTCAAAACTAGGTCAATCATGCATACCTATATCCCCTATTCACAATGTTATAATATAACACCCACCAAACACTAAACACGTTTAACATTAAACGAAAATACAAAAGTAGTTTAACGTTAAACTATATTTATTAATTCATTATAATATATCTCTCAGATTTACCCGATGTTCTTATTTAAAAGAACAAAAAGAAAACATTTTGAAAAACAGAACATAGCTAGAACAAACAACATATTCAAAAAAATCTATATGTTTCATACGGTCAATTAGAAGCTCACTCAGTAGCCCTAAAAAACCAGCAGGCCGTCAATCGTTTAATTTGTTCTCACACTCAGTAAGCTTTGTATTGGCTCTATGGCTATATTCACTTTCTTGAATATGTCCTATTTTTACCCTAAAAAACGGCCTTAAATCGGGTATATATTATACTGTGTAAAATTCGGCCATTTTTGCAGCTCAAAAAATTAATCGAAAAAAATTGAATTATTTGCTTGCCATTATTTGTGAGATAGTTTACTGAGATTTTAGGAGCTGATTTGCGGAGTGAGCTTTTCAGACTTTAGACCCTCCTACGTTATTTGAAATTTAAGAACTACCATAACAGATAAACAATTTAAATTGCGTTTATCGTTAAGTTATAAAGCTAAGACATTTAGTTGCTTGATGTTCTTAGGGTTTTTCTTTCCATATTCTTAAAAGCGACATGATCTTATGGTAACGGATCATTTACCGATAACCAGTGAAAAATGTTGATAGAAGTAGCTCTATAACCTAGTTAAATTTTACTTCCAAAGAGTATAATTTAAGTAGTGCTGAAAAGACACAAAACGATTTTCGACAATTTAGAATTGATAGTCGTTTTCCCATAACAGATAGCAATTAATAAAATTGACGGTCTAGGGTTAATCGCTAGTAGTTTTTGTGAAACAGAATAAGCAGTAATTGGTCGGGGTTTACTAGGTAATAAGTGATTATTACTTGGGGATTTCCAAAGACGGGGTAACGGGTAGCAATGCAAAACCCGAAAATGAAAAAGAGATTGATAGTGCTAATTAGCAATGCGCTTTAAAATTATAACGTTTGATTTTATCAAAATATTTTATGGCAAGTGGCTAGTTTATTAAAACCTATTAGCAAGGGTTTAATAGTACGCATAACCGCTCAAAAGTAAGTAAAGTAAAAAGCTTGTAGGCATGAGATATTTTATCTTGTGCCTATTATGGTTTTTACTTTTTGTAAAAATCGTTTGTCATTAACATATAGGAGCTAATAAAATGACTATTCAAACAACAATCAAAAACTTTTCAAACAATGTAGGTAATGGTTTTAAAGTAGGTGAGCATACAACAACGGTCATTAACCATGGCCGCAACAATGGCGACACTACTTTGATAATGCAATTAATGAATATTGCTATTAAAAAGGGTAATACTAACCTTGCCAATACTATCAAATTTACTACTGGTAAAATTTGGATAGGTGCAAAATTTGAAATGAAAAACAATCTTTATGTTAAAATTAAAACTAAAAATTGTGAACTGTCAAATAGTGCTGTTGAAATATTAGATAAAATTTCTGGCAATGTTTCAATTCACGCTCAAAAATGGCGTGACGCTTTCAAAACTGATAGCGAAAAGAACACTACAAAAGAAATTGATTTTCAAAAACGTGCTTCTAATTTTGCACAAAAACATCCCGAATTGTTAGAGCAAAAAATTGCAGAAACTAAAGCAATGCTTGCCGCATTAGAAGCTCAAAGAGCAACAGTTAGCAAGAAAAAACTTAACTAATTCAATAACTTAAAGTAAATATAACCTGAGCCATTGCATAATTTGTGATGGCTTAGTATTATATCTACTCAGAAATAGTACGATATAATTGTGTCCAATCAACAAAGAGGTAAAGTATGGATAAATTCCTAGACAGGTATGGTGCGTCTTTTGGTTACTTTGTAACCTTTGATGGCGTGAAATACCTTGTGAAAACTGACGCTAATGGTGCGTCTTATTTTGTGCCAGTCACTAGGGAAAGCGTGACTGATTTATGTTTTGAAATAGAGGGGTAAAGTATGGATTTATTTATAGTAATTGTCACCAATTCTGGTGATGGTGCATGGGTACACTCAGACCACCATTGTATTTGGGATGCCTATGATGCGAGACATGATGCCGAGAAAGACACTGGCTGTAATGTAATTATTGAAACTATAAAAGTGGAGATGTGATATGACTAGAAAACAAAAGCGTAATCACGCAAGAATTGTGTTCAGTGGGTATATACTTTCGTGTATACTCATGTTTACATGGGGCTACATATTAGGAGGTATTGTGATATGTATAGGATAAATGTGTCTAAACGTAAGCTAGAACGTAGGTGGAGTGTGGGACAAAATGAGTATGTCTACGTCCATTATTTCAGGATAAACACGCCCTTATTGCCTAAAGATAAATGGAATAATGGCGACAATTTAACAGACTTGGTGAGTGAAATGCGCTCTGTTTATCCTGAGCCTGAGTTCAAAGTGGACGTGTGGGAAACCCCAAGAGTGAATGATGTAAAGGTGGATATATGAAAATAATAAAACGTGGCAATAAGTAC